GTTAATTAGTTTATATCACCAGCTTTATAGACAAGTCCAATAAAGCCAGTGATATAATATTTTAAGTTATAATTTAACAGCCGTTATTATTATTTTGTGCTGTTGTTAAATAACTTTATATATAATACTATACTTTATAATATTATATAAAAACCATTTACCAATAAAGCCATAACCATATTGTGTAACTTGTAAAAAATGATAAATATAATATAGCCTTAATTGCTTCAAGCTTCTGTTGTATTTTTGGGTCTCTAAACCATTTTTTTAGTTTTCTTTTACTCATATTTTTTTGTTAATTGTTAAGCAACTGATTAAAGAATACCATGCCTAAAATATAATGTCAAGTAAAGTTATACACAGGCATAATAATATAATAAAATACCTTACAATATAAAGCCGACTGTTAAATACATATAAAGATATATATATAAAGATAAAACACTAAACCGCTACGCTACTTACAGGGATAGTAAAGATTAGTAGATAAGATATAAACTAAAAACCCCCTTGTTAAATAATAGCGATTGATAAATAAAGAATATAAATAAATACATATAGAGTATAAGAATAGTTTAAACCTTTTAAATGACACACACACAAACATAAACACAACAAATTAAAAAAGAAAATAAAAAGAATAAACTATATATAGAGTAGTAAATACAGGGGTATTATAAGATAGGGGGGGTATAAAACCACAACTTTATTTTCATTAATTATATATACACACACAGTAATTCTGATAAAAAACAAGATACCTTACAAGCTATTGTAAGTCACCTTACACATAAAAAATACTCTTTTTTACTCAATATATGCAATGTAAGGTATTTTGTAAGGTATATTTTAGAGGTTTTCAAAAAAATACTTTACCTAATATTAGGTTAAAAAAGAGGTTGCTCCACGGGGGGAAACTTAACGATTTGTAAGGTATATATGTAAGGTATTTGGATTAACAATATTGGTAACAATATACACAATATTGGCATATTGGTAAATATATGCTATAATTATAGAATATAATTATGATATATAATTATAGGGATTAAAATGAAATTATGATAACAGAGAAACAAAAAAGAGCTGCTGATAACATAATCCAACAAAAGGCTAAAGGAGATATTAATCTTTCTAAGGCTTTAACTAAAGCGGGTTATTCCAGACAGACTGCTACTAAACAAGCTAAACAGGTTGTTAATAGTAAAGGATTTATAGAATACTTAGCTTTACAGGGTTTAACAGAAGAAACCTTAGCTGGATACTTATCAGAAGACTTAAAGAACAAACCAGGGGAGCGATTAGGAGAAATGAAACTAGCATCTGAATTATTAGGACTTAAGAAGGATAGTCTTAATGTTAATATATCAAAGGTGGATGAATCATTAGATCTAATTAAAACTCTTATAGATGAAGAAGAAGAAGAAGCTTAGTGAACTTGCTAAGTTATTTTTATTATATAATCAGGAAACTGGTAAGACAGAACCTGTTAAACTCTCTAAAGGACAAGAGGATATTTTTGATGTAATCCTTAATAGGAAACCTAGTAGGGTTCACGTTATGACACCAACGCAGTACGGAAAGTCGCATACAGTAGCTATGGCTGTTCTTTTAAGAGCTATTACCCACCCAGAGAAATGGGCTGTAGTAGCACCTTCACATCCTAAAGCAATGATTATAATGAGATACATTATAGACCATTGTTATGATAATGAGGTATTCAGATCACAGTTAGATATGGACGAAACTGCTAAGGATAGACTTAAGAGAGAAGTATCAAAGACAAGACTAACCTTTAAGGGTGGTGGTGAGATATTTGTCTTATCAGCTGATAGTAGAAATAAAGCACAAGCAGGTGAAACCCTTATGGGATTCGGTGCTGCTAATATAATATTAGATGAAAGTTCATTAATAGATGACGATATATATGCAAAAATTAAAAGAATGCTTGGAGGACATAAGGATAACTTTCTTTTGGAGATTGGGAACCCTTTTAAAAGGAATCACTTTCTTCGTAATTTTCATAGCGATGGCTATCATAAGATTACCATTGATTACAAGAGAGCTATTAAAGAGGAAAGACTAACCAAAGAGTTTGTAGAAGAGATGAGAAAGGAAGCTTTCTTTGACATCTTATATGAGTGTAAGTTCCCTAAACAGGATATGCTTGATTCAGATGGTTGGACAGTACTATTATCGGAAGACGATATTACTAATGCTTTCTTACCTGATAATCCAAATACTTATGGCGAAGTTCGCTTAGGTGTTGATGTAGCAAGAAGTGGTGGAAACTTTAATGTATGGGTATTACGCTCAGGTAACTTTGCTCAAGTACTTGGCAAAGGAACAACAGATAATTTAATGGATGTTATTGGTACAACTAAAGATTTTGCAGAGAAGTTTGATATATCAGAAGAGAATATATTTATAGATGCCACAGGTTTAGGAGCAGGAGTAGCAGATAGGTTTAGAGAATCAGGATGGAATGTATCAGGTATTAATATGGCACAGAAAGCTATAGATCAAGAAAAATATATTAATATAAGAGCAGAAGCATATATACGAGTGAGGAACTGGATTAAAGCAGGAGGACAATTAAAGAAGGATTCAGATTTTTTACAACTAATAGATATGAAATATAAGGTTCGCTCTAATGGTAAGATTAAAATCATTGATAAGGAAACCCTAAGAAAGAATGGTATTCCATCCCCAGATGTAGCTGACGCATTTATGCTTACATTCTGTAGACCAGAAGAAACATTCTCATTTATGAAAAAGAAACAAATTAAATATAATCAAATAAAACAACCAATTTACGAATAAAAATATGAAAGAAGAAAAGACAATCTTTTCACAACTACAAGAAGCATTGAAGGATTATGAAGAAGAAGTAGAGATTACTGACGGATACAAGTTTGATATGGACGACACGATAAACAAGATAGAGTTATATCGTGCATCAAAGTTCAAATCAGGCGATAGTGATTCACAGGGTAATAAGAAATACTTTTTCAATATCATTAATCCACAATGTGGACATGCTACAAAGAATATTGACCTAGATAGAAAGGACATTCGTGTTCGTGCTGTAGAAGGAAAAGATAGAATTAAAGCTATGATTTATTCTGCTGAGTTGAAGTATTGGATGAGAAGAGAAAACACAGGGGTACTTTTAAATAAGATTTCTGAGAACTTACCAATATATGGTTCAGTGGTATTAAAAAAAGTAGGTGATAAAATTAAACATATTCCTTTAAGGTATTTAAAGTTTGACCCAGCTATATCAAACAAAGAGAATAATTTTGACTTACAATCATCTTATGTGATAGAAGAACATCACTTTCAACCTGCTGAATTATTAAAAATGGAAGCGTGGGATTCTGATGCTATTACAGAAACAATTAAAAAGTTTAGGGACAACAAAGATAAAGATATTACTATCTATGAATACTATGCTGAATTCCCAAATGAAGAACTTGGTATTAAAGGTAATGGATACTCCCTAGGGGTATGTATGGTAGCTATGGGTGGTACTGATAAAAATAATTATGAAGAAGTTTTATACAAAGAAAAGCTAGATAAATTTCCTTATAAGAAAGTTGATTATCTAAGAATAGAAGGAAGAGCATTAGGACTAGGTATAGTTGAAATGTTATTAGACCCACAACAAAGATGGAATGAGATGGCTAATCAAAAAGCTACCTCAATGAAACTTTCATCAAAGCATTTATTCCAAACTCGTGATACAACCGTAGAGTCTAATATAATGACAGACTTACTTAATGGAGATATTATAAAAGTTAATTCAGAGATTACACCTATTGCTAATGAAGAAAGAAACCTTGCTGCTTACAGACAAGAAGAAGCTAACCTATTACACGTTATTAGAAGTTTAGCTAATGCATTTGAAGTTGTTACAGGTGAATCATTACCAAGTAGAACTCCATTTAGACTAGGAGCTATGATGCAACAAAATGCTGGTAAGTTATTTGATTTCATTAGAGAGAACCTAGGTATGTTCTTAGAAGAAACATTTAAGGAATGGGTATTACCACAGTTTGAAGCAGAGATAGTTAAGGAACATATATTTGAATTATTTGATCACGATACAATACAGTTGATAGTAGAGAAGGATGTTAATCGTAGATTGAATGAAGCTATTAAAAGATATGTTTTATCTGAAGGAGATTATCCAAAGAAAGAAGAAGTTGATATATTAAAAGAACAATTAATATCACAAACAGAAGATACACAATTCATTAAAATAATTAAGGGCTACTTAGATTTTAAAAAGACTATTGATATAGATATTACAGGAGAGAAAACTAATATGGCTGCTGAGATAGAAACTATCTCTAACCTATTACAGTTGTTATCTCAAAACCCACAGATAGCTCAGAACCCAGACTTAATGAAACTATTAAGAGCATTAGCTGATAGAAGTGGTATATCACCAAATCTATTACCAGGAGAACAAGGTGGAGGAATGCAACCATCATTAGGAGAATTAGCAAGTCCTGCAGGAGTACCAGGAGTACCAGGAATGCCAGGACAAGTACCATTAGCAAAATAAACTTATGTTAAAACAAACCTTAGAAAACTTCGCTGATACAGGAACTTGGGATGTAATTAAAAAAGAATTAATTATACCATTATTAGAAGAAACTAAAGATGTTACTCAACCATTGTTAATTGATGATATAAAAATAAATGCTAAAGAAGCATATCTTGCTAAGATACTTGCTGCTAGAAAGTTTAATACTCTTATTGGAATAATTGATAAACACAAAAACTCTAATAGAAAAAATACAAATACAAATTTTGAATAAACACTTACTGGAGGACTAAACCTCCTTAAAAAAAGAAGCCAGGACTAAACCTGTAAAAATGACTAATCATTAATCTAACAATTATGCTAGATGAAGAAAAGGTAATTGACGACCAAACAGTCAATGAGGACAAAACCGAAGAAAATGAATCAAGTGATGAGCAACAAGAAGATATTAAATCTACTATTGCTCAAAAAGAGCATTTTAGACAGAAGTCTAAAAAGCTAGAAGAGGAGTTAGTAGAACTTCGTTCTAAGCTAAAGGTCGTAGACACGAACAAGACTACTCCAAAAACCGACAACCAAGATATTGATATTATAAAGAGTTCTATTAAAAAATTAGAATTCGCACAAGCTCACCCAGATATTGAACCAGGGGATATTCAACAGGTATTAGACCTTGCTAACTTAAATAATAAGACACCAGAAGAAGCTCTTGAGCTTCCAATGATTAAAACTTATTTAAGTTCTAAGAAGGCAGAAAAACAAGTTGCTGATGCAATTCCTACTAATAGTAGGTCGCCTAAGGTCAAGCCAGAAAAACCTCAAGGAGAAATGTCTAGAGATGAGCATAAGAAATATTTTGAAAAAGTTGTTGGTATTAAACAATAATTTTAAGATAAAAATATATGGGATTAGGAACAGATCAATTCACATCAACAGATTTACAATATCACATTCCAGAAGTATGGAGTGGAAGAATGAACGATTTTTATCGCCAAGCATTAAAAGCTGGAGAATTCTTTACAGATTTATCTGATGCTTTTACTAGCGGTGGTGATACATTAAACATTCCATCTCTTTCTGAGATGACTGCTAATGCTAAAAGCAATGGTAATGAAGTAACATTAAATAGTCCTTCTGAAGGACAAGTACAATTAGTAGTTAACCAATGGTATGAAGTTTCATTTTTAATTGAAGATAAAGAAGCTGTACAAGTTTTGAATTCTTACGACTTACAAGAAAGATACGCTAAGAATGCTGCTTACACAGTTGGTAGTGCTTTAGAAGATGCTATTATCGCTTTATTTGATAATTTCACACAAACTGCTGGTACTTCAGCTGCTGGTGTAGCTGATTCAGATGTTAGAACTGCTATCCGATATCTAGATGCTGCTAACGCACCTAGAGAAGATAGAGCTTTCTTTATGTCTGCTAAAGCTGTTTGGACAGACTTAATGGCTATTGATAAATTCACACTAGTAGCAAATACTGGTGGTGCTGACCCAGTTCTTAAAGGACAAGTTGGATTCTTATATGGAATTCCTGTAATTCTACATAATGATATAGGAACAACTGATGGTTCTGCACAGAATTGTTTAGCACATAAAGACGCTATTATTCACGCTTCATCTTTGATGAGAATACAGGCTAATTATATTCCACAACATTTAGGTACTTTAGTTACTGCTGACATCTTATACGGTGTTATAGAAAATAGAGATACTTCAGGTGTTTGGATTAAAACAGCCGCATCTTAGATTATTTAATAATTTACTTATCGGGTTCGTTTCTTTCTGAGAAACCCGATAGGAAAGAAAGTAAATTTTATGCAAGTGATAAAGTCACCAAACTTAAAAATAACAAGAAAATTTTTAGGAAACAATGAACAACTTAAAAAAGAAATTGAAGAAGGTAAGAATATCCAAGGGGTACCTGGATTATCTGGAGAAAGAGAAGAAGAAAATAAAGGAGAGAATAGACAGAAAAACTAAGAACAGCTATGAATAAAACATATTTTATGTCTTCTCAATATAAAGGGTGTAGTTATGTAAGGTGTTTATTACCTACACTGCACGGAGGATACAACGGTTCTGTAACATCTTTATATGGAGATTTAAAAGATTATAAAACTGTAATAGCAGAAATGAAAAATTCAGATATAATAGTTTTTCATAGACCACAAAATGTTGATGCTCATATAGTTGCAGTAGAATTAAAAAAAATAGGAAAGAAAATAGTATTTGATAATGATGATACATTTAAACTAGATAAAGGTAATCCATTTTATACGAAAAAAGTTTATGGTAAATATGGCAATGTTAAAAAACATAGCAGATTGATGGATAACTTTATTAGAAATGCAGATGCAACATTAACAACAACAGAATTTCTTGCAGAGGAGTATAGAAAGATTAATAAACAAGTATTTGTTATTCCGAATTGTGTTGATCCAGATGATTGGTCAGAGCCAAAAAGAAACGAAGGAGATAAAGTAAGAATTGCTTTGGTTGGTTCAGTAACATGCTCAAAAGACTTTGAAGGTATTAAAGATATTATTAAGAAATTAGATAAAAGAGATGATATACAATTTGTAATATTTGGACTTGATGATAAGAAACATAGAGATAAGAATAAAATAGTAGAAGGAATATACAAAGATGAATATAAGTTCTGGGATAGTTTAAAGAATTTAGAACATACTCCTTGGTCTAAAATGCACGAATACTTTGATACCTTAAATGATTTGAAGTTAGATATAATGTTGATACCGAGAGCAGAAAACTATTTTAACAAATGTAAGTCAAATGTTAAATTCTTAGAAGCAGCTATGTGTGAGATACCAGTAATAGCACAAGGGTTTACAGATGGTAATTCACCATATGATAAAGACCTTAATGGAAAGAATGGAATTCTAATAAAAGATAATTCTAAATGGGAAGAAGAAATAGAGAGATTAATAAAAGATAAAAAACTTAGAAGAGCGATTGGTAAAGAAGCAAAGCGATATACACTAGAACATTATGATATAAAAAATAATGTTTATAAGTGGGAAGAAGCATTTAATCAAATAACATAAACTTATGGAAAAAAGCATAGAAAAAAACATTCGTTATGAATCATTCAAAGATGATAAAGTAATGAAATTATTAAAAGAAAAAGAGACTCTTTTAAAAGAGGGTAAAAAACTTTACGAAGATATACAAAAGAATAATAATCAGATACAAAAAATAAAAGATAAGACTATACTTTTAGTAGATGTATATACAAAGAAAATGTTAAAAGAATTTGAAATACCTATTAGTGTAGATCTAGATGATAAAGAAATAAAAGTTCAAATTTTAAATCAAGTAGAGGCTTATAAAACAACATTAAGAGAACAAAAGAAACAAGATGAAAAACCTAACAAAGATAATAGCACTGATAAATAAATACTGGACTGAAATAAAGTCACATTTATTTAAGGTTGAAGTAGATAATTTACCAGATGTACAAAAAGTAGAAGTAACAAATCCACAGGAGCCACAGGCTACTATGGAGGTTTCTAATTTTGATGAAGTTAGAAAAGCGTTAAATGAGAACGCAGTTAATATAATAGAAGTTCTTGAAAAGCAAATGATAGAACTTAAAGTAGAACCGACTGATAACTCAGACATCATTAAAGGACTTAAAGAAATCAAAGAAAAGATAAAGATTGAAAAAGATTTAACTCCAGAAGTAATTAAGCGATTAGAGAGCATTGGTAAAGAGATAGGTAAACTAGATACTAAACCAGACTTAAGTGGCTTAGAGAGCCATTTAGAGGCATCCTATAGCCTAATAGAGTCATTAAAGGACTACACAGAATACGATGAGTGGAAGGTAAAGATAAATGGTAAGCAAATGGAAGAACTTGTTAAAGCTATGGGCAAGACAATGATTAGTGCGAGTGGTACAGGAATTATCAAAGATGGACAAGGAAATCCTTTTACAACTACCAATCCACTACCAATAGTAGGAGATATAGAAATAACACAAGAGAAAGAAAGTTCTGCTAATTCAAATACAAAAGTTTCAGTAGGTAACACATCAACAACCATTATTGCTCTTAATGCTAGTAGAAGATTTGTTCTAATTGTAAATGATAGTGATGAAGATATTTATCTTAACTTATCTGGAACAGCGGTAATAAATGAAGGAATAAGAATAAATGCTAATGGTGGTAATTATTACGAAGACATATATACAGGAATAATAACAGGAATATGTGCAAGTGGTTCTAAAAATGTAACAATTGTAGAAGTATGAGTAGAATAAATAATCCAAAACCAGACCAAGATTTATCAGGATATGTTCCCTATACTGGAGCAACTTCTAATGTTGATTTAGGCAGTAATGATTTAACTGTAGATACTGATACTTTATTCGTTAATTCAACTTCAGATAGAGTTGGGATAAACTTTAATAATCCTGGTGCAAACTTACACGTTGTAGGAACTGACGGAATGTGGATAGATAGTGATGGAACAAAGGATGGTTTTCATTTAAGAGATGATGGAACAAAAGGTTCTATTCAATGTTTAACAAATGGAAGCACTGGAAGATTATTAGAATTACAAGCATTAAACTTTGATTTCTGGGGAACAACAGATAGAATAATGTATCTTGATGGACCAAACACGAGAGTTGGTATAGGAACAGGAACACCGAGCTATACTTTAGATGTTAATGGAACAAGCTCAGCAGATAAGGTTTTAGTAGCTGGACAAACAGATACAGATACACATTTAGATATTGATAGAACAGCAAATCCAACGGGGGTTTCTTCTGGAACACACGCACAAATAACAGAAACAGTTAATGGCACAACAATTGATTTGGGGGGGACAACATTGAAGGTTGATACTGATTTTGATGATGGCATAGCTCACGTTAGCCATTATGGAACTCATTTGAATATGGATTTAACGAGTGGCACAGCAATTGCTTGCTTCCCACTTTATGTAACAGCCGATTTAGGGGGTTCTGCAACATCGTTGATTAGTGGACTTTTACATTTAGATAGTCAAACAGCAGTAGCAGTTGGTAAAACAGCAGGTATAGAGTTAGGAATTAGCGGTGATAGGGCAGGTGGTTTGTATGGTGCTTGGACACAAGCTAAAAATAATGGGAGAGGAGATGCAGTAGGATATACAGGTTATGGGAATAATATAGGTACAGGAGCAACTCACAATGCAACAGGAGTTTATGGCTATGCAACAAGTTCAAATGGATTAGCTGCTGGAATGTATGCAAATAGTTTCACACGAAATTCTAAACATTTTAGTTTATTTGCAGAAGGACACTTACACACTACACAGGGAAATTTATATATTTATGAAAACACAGCAATATCAGAAGTAGGAAATAAAACTCATATAGATGAAAGTTCAGATGGCAATTTATATGTAGAAAACGATGTAGAAGTTGATGGAACTTTATATGCTGATGGAGATGCAGAAATAGCTGGGGAATTAAAGGGTTCAAGACAAAGTTTTAGTTTTGGTTACAATAAAAACCTAAGCAGTGATACTTATATTAAATCAGCGGGAAACACAATAACAAGTGCTACAATAGGATATGTAATGCCAAGAGCAGGAAGTATAGTAGGAATAGGGTTTTGCACAAATATAAACAATCTCGCAGTGGGTGGGGACTTAAAAGCAGTAGCAAGAATAAATGGAAGTGATAAATTATCAGAAACATTATCATTTGCAGGAACAGGAGACAAAAGTGGATATGCAACTGCTGCAAGAAATACACACACATTCACAGCAGGACAAAAGTTAGCAGTTTACACAGATAAAGTTTCAGGAACATATATGTGGCAAAACACAGTAGTAAATATAGAAGTAGTATTTGATACTTAATAATAAAAATATGACAATACCAAATGAATGGTCACAAGAAGTGACCGAATTAAAAACAAATTATAGTGTAGAAACAGACGATGAGCTGTTGCTAGAACTATTGAAAAAAGAAGTTCTTGCTATTAGAGTTAAAATAGTAAGTGGAGAACTTGCAGAACAACAAGAGCAAGAAAGACAAGAACAAATACAAGAAATAATTGATAATATATAATATGGATAATAATAAATATGTTTCTTGGAGAGTATTTACTTGGGCTATGGGAATTATCTTAACAGTGTTTTCTATTATATTTATAACAATGGGAACATTGGGAAGTAGAGTAAGTGTTTATTCAAATGAAATGACACAGATACAAGTTCAACTAAGTCAGATACAAACTGATATAGAGTGGATAAAATTAAACTTAAAATAGCTCTTTTATAATTCGGAGTAATCCGAAGTTCATAGGTTTGCTCGGGGCATCCCGATTTCTCGGGGCGCGATTGCTCCGAGTTATGAGAGAGTTAAGTGTAATACATTGTATTACAATCGTTCATTAAAAAACAAAACAGGAGGTTAAAATGGAAACGGAAGTACTTACAATTCGTTGTGAATGCGGTGCTTGTGTATTCTTTTCCCGCATCATAATAAATATCGTCAAAGATTTTATAAAGTTCTTTGGAATTTGCTTTACCTGTGGTAGTCGTATCACAGTTAAAATGACAGTAGAAGACTTTATATATGGAGGTATTGATAATGAAGCGTAAAAAGAAGAAGAAAAAGCGAAATTGTCATCATATTATTCCAGTAAGTCGTAGTGGAGGAAGTGGTGATAATATTACTTTAATTTGTCAGGATTGCCATAATCTTTATCATCAACAATTTCAAAATATGAAACCAGATGAAATCATTAAGTATTTGGTAGAATATTTTTGGAATGGTCAATGGAAATGGGTAGTCAAGGCATTAAAACACGAGGAGGTTTAAAATGAAAAACAAAAAGTGGTCTGAAAAAGACACACAATTTCTCAAAGACAATTACTCTTCTATGAGTAATAAGGAACTCGCTATTCAATTAGAGAGGACTGTTGGTGCTATTGAGAAAAAGTCTAGTAAACTCGGTCTTAATAAACCTGCTAAAGAAGTCAATGTTGATACTCTTGTTCAGGCAGAAAAAAACCGAATGGATAAACAGCAGAAAGATAAGCTCTTAAAACAGCTTATTAAGGAAAAAGCATCTACACAGATTGTAGTAGAAATCTTACAAGATGTTATCCCTACTGCTAAGTTTACTCCAAAACCTCTTAAAGTTTGTAAAAGCCGATATAAGAATAAGGAGGAAAAGGCAGTCGTCCTTTGGAGCGATATGCACATTGGTAGGTATTCTCCTGAGCTGATGCAAAAGAAAGTAAGCACTTTCTATTCTACTATTGTAAAAATGGTAGATACGCAACGCTCTTCAATACCCATTAAAGACCTTCACATCTTTATGCTTGGTGATGTAGTTGATGGTGATGAGATATTCCCAGCACAATCCTATGAGCAGAAGTTCTATCTTATGGAACAGATGTTCACTTATGGGTTGCCGATGGTAACTAATCTTATCAATCAACTCAGCAATCACTTTGAGAGCATTACGATTAGTTGTGTTCCTGGAAATCACGGTCGTAAATCAAAACTTACTGATACACGCTTAAACTTTGATACTATTTTTTATGAGGCTTGTAAGTTGGCAACAGCTTCAAATCCTTGTATTAAATGGAATATCACTTGGGAGTGGTATCAGGTAGTAGAGATTTATGGTAATCGTTTCTTGATAACACACGGTGCTAATATTCGTTCTTGGTTGAATATCCCATTTTATGGAATTATTCAAAAGGGAATGAGATGGCAAGGTTCATTACCAGAAGAATGGAATTACCTTTGTATGGGTCATTTTCATACCAATTTGTTCTTTAAGTGGAACAACTTCAAAACCTTTATGAATGGAACTTGGCTTGATAACGATGATTATGCATTACGAGAGCTGGGTATGGATAGTTCAACAGAACAGGTTTTATTTGGAGTTTCACAAAGAAAAGGAACAACTTGGAGATATGACATTAAACTCAATGGTAAATAAGCTAATAGTGTAGCTCAGATTAAGCTCTTATCGCACAATGCGATAACTTAACTCTGAGAAGTGGCATCTGGGCTACACTTTCTTTATTAGTTAAAAACAACAATTATATGAAACAAAATACAGGGTTTATACCCGAACAACCTAAGGAAGAAGATTATATAGCAGGTGAAGCTACTGGTATAGATTATTTTGTTAGAGTGATGGATAGCAACTGGGAACAATGGTTACCTAAAGGTGAACTTCAGAGAAAAGGCAGAGAAGATACAATGTCCTGTGTTACATTTAGTGCCTTAAACTCAATTGAAACACAGCTAAACTATATGATAGATAAGGGAACAATAGATATAGATGCTATGAATTTCTTATATCAAAATGGTTACATAGAAGATGGTAAGGTTAATTTATCAGACAGATTTATAGCAATACTCTCAAACACAAGTATAAAAGGAAACTATCTATCAAAGGTAGCAAGAACAATAAGACATTATGGAGTAATACCTGAGAAGATGTTAGACTATCCAGATGGACTAACCTTTGAAGAATATCACGGAGCAGAGATTACAGATGATATGAGAGAATTAGGTAAGAAGTTTTTAGAACACTTTGCCATACAATATGAATGGGTTATAGATAATTTATTAGGACATTTAAGACAAGCACCTTTATGGATAGCAGCAGGAGTATGTCCAGGCTGGAGAACAAAAGATATAGTTCCAGCTTGTAGTAAAACATCAGGACACGCAACAATGATTTATAATCTAATCAATAAACAATACTATGCAGACTTTGATCACTACAAACCATACAAAAAGAAACTAGCACCTGATTACATTATAAGGTCAATAATGAAACTAATAATAACTATGAGAACAGAATTCACAGAAGTAGAAACAGCAGAAGCTAAGAAGTATGCACTTGAATTAAAAGACAGTCATACATCATTTTTCTTTAGACCTGATGCTAATGGAGAAGCATATAAGATAGAAATAGACGGCTCTGTTAAATACCTTAAAGGAAAGAAATGTCCTTTATTTGATAGCCTAATAAGAGATAAAATAATATTTGGTTTAAGCGAAAAAGACTTTCAAAAGCTAAAACCTGCAATAGTGAAGTAATTGAAAAATACTTCAATTTATGATATAATTAACTAAGTTAAGAAAAAACTTTATGAAAAATTTAAAATCTTGGTACACAAGTAAAACATTTTGGGTAGCAGTAAGTAAACTTGCTGTTGGTACTGGAATGTTATTTAATAGTGAGCTAGATATACCAGCTTACTGTTTAATGGCTTATGGTGTAGTAGATGTAGTAATACGTTTTTATACTATAAAACCGATCAATACACCTAG